AGCGTCATTTTCGAAACCGACGCTGAAAATCTTGGCGCGGCTATTCTGCTTGCGCTGAAATCAAAAGCGAACCTGTGCAGCGCGGACCTGCGCGGCGCGGACCTGCGCAGCGCGAACCTGAGGGGCGCGGACCTGAGCGGTGCGGACCTGCGCAGCGCGGACCTGAGCGGCGCGGACCTGAGCGGCGCGAACCTGCGCAGCGCGAACCTGAGCAGCGCGAACCTGAGCGGCGCGAACCTGAGCAGCGCGGACCTGCGCGGCGCGGACCTGAGCAGCGCGGACCTGCGCGGCGCGGACCTGATCAGCGCGGACCTGTGCAGCGCGGACCTGTGCAGCGCGGACCTGTGCGGCGCGGACCTGCGCAGCGCGAACCTGTGCGGCGCGGACCTGTGTGGCGCGGACCTGAGCAGCGCGAACCTGCGCAGCGCGGACCTGCGCAGCGCGAACCTGTGCGGCGCGAACCTGTGCGGCGCGAACCTGCGCGGCGCGAACCTGCGCGGCGCGGACCTGAGCAGCGCGAACCTGAGCAGCGCGGACCTGCGCGGCGCGAACCTGCGCGGCGCGGACCTGAGCAGCGCGAACCTGAGCGGCGCGAACCTGAGCGGCGCGAAAAACGCAGAGCTTCCGATCGCAATGACATGCATCCTGCCGGATGGCGATTTAATCGGCTGGAAAAAATGCAGAGACGGAGCGATTGTCAAGCTGCTGATCCCAGCTACCGCGAAACGATCCCACGCGTTTTGCCGAAAATGCCGGGCAGAATCGGCCAAGGTGTTGGAAATCACGAAGGGCGGAAAACCTCAGGATTCCGCATTTAGCTCGCATGATTCAAGTTTCCTTTATGAAGTCGGTGAAACCGTGGCCCCGAAAGAGCCATTCTCAACAGACTGGCAATCCGAATGCGCGAGTGGTATCCATTTTTTCATTACCAAGCTGGAGGCGGAAAATTATTGATGGAGATGGTATATGATCACAATCAATCTATCCTCTAATTCCATTCGACCATTGGACATCATGGCATACCTGCGTTCGAACAAATGGCAGGAAGTGCAGAGAATTGAGCGCGGAGCGTTTTGGGCAAAGGAAATCGCGAATGTTTCCTACGAATTGCTCGTTCCCTTTGATTCGCAAATCCGCGATTACACAAATAGAGTGGTTGATATTCTAAGAGTGATCGAGAAGGCCGAAGCGAGAACTCAGGTTGAAATTTATGAGGATCTGACCGCGATCAATGCGGACGTAATCCGCCCGCGCTTGCTGGGAGCGAACGCGGATGGCGCATTATCCCTTGAGCAAGGAATGAGAATTCATCAGGAGGCCAGGAACATGATGCTGGCTGCGGCTTGCTCCGCCCTTGAGAAACGGCCGCTTTTTAACAAACGAAAACCAGAGCAGGCGATGAATTATCTTGAACGTGCTTATTTTGGAATTCCGCAACGCGGCAGTTACATCATGAAGATTATTTCTCCTGTCAGCCCAAGGCTTGCAGCCGGTAAAGATCTGTTCGGAAATGATCTGGAACCGGATGAACCATTCGAAAGACAGACGGTGAGGACCTTGGCCAACGCCCTGAATGCCGTGGAGATTGCTTGTCGCGAAGTGGCGGCAAAAGGAGACATTGCGCCTATGAAAATTGCCGTCAACCGTGGGGTTAGCGCGAACCTTTGCGAGGCATTAGTCGGTCTTCACTTCGGGGCTGGCGAAAAAGGGGTCAATTTTTCATTTTCCTGGGCGCCTATCCGGGGCATTCCCCAGGATACCGTGTCTTCGGCCACAATCACAATGGATTCAATTCCAATTCTTCAGGAAACGGTGCGGATTTTCAAGGAAACAGAAACGATCGAGAGCAGCGAAGTCCTCGGCACGGTTAATAAATTGGAACATGAAGGTGAGATGCAGGGCGGCCTGAAAACCAAAAACAAAACTGCCGCGCCGTCAGCAGGCGGCGCGGCTTCAATTTAACCAAACACCAAAAATTATGACTGAAATCAAACTTGAAAGCGGTATTCCATTCCCCACCTGGCCCAGGTTCGGCGCTAAAGGAATCACTGGCGTGCTGCGCAGCATGAAGGTTGGAGACTCCTTTGTGACGGCCCTGGAAAATCGAACATCCGCCACGTCAGCCGCGCCACGCCTCAACATTAAGGTTACGACGAGGAAGATCAGCGAAACTGAGGTTCGTGTCTGGCGCATCGCGTAACAAATCCCGCCGCGCTCACTAATTTAACCAAAACAAAACCTATGACAAACGAAACTAAAACAATTGAAGGCGAAGTCGTCCCGCAGGACAAGCTAGTAAAGTTCGCCAGCCAGACCGGACTTGAATCGGCCAAAGCCACCAGCTTGGCGGAAACTTTCCGGCCCATCTTTGAGAAGGGCCGCGCGGCCATCGAACAGGCCAAGGGCGTGGCCGAATCCGTCAAGGACGCAACCTGTGTGCGCGAGATCAAGAAATCGCGTGCCTGCCGTCTAGCCCTGCGCGCTGTCCGGCTGGAGAGCGATGAGGCCCGCAAGCGGGAAAAACAATCAGCACTGCTTTACGGCAAGGCGGTTGACGGATTCCACAACATTTTGCTGGCCGACTTGTCCCCGGTTGAGACCGCGCTCCAAGAGGCTGAAGATATCGCTGCTCGGGCCCAGGCTGCCCGACTGTCCGCTTTGAAGGTTTCCCGCGAGGCCGAATTGAAGGCGCTGGACTGCGTGTGTTTTGGGGATGTTTCCGCCATGTCGGACAGTGATTATGCCACCTATCTTGCCGACGAGAAGCTTTTGCGCCAAGCCAAGATTGACGCCGCCGCAAAGGTGGAGGCTGAAAGAATCAAGGCTGCGGCTGATGCCAAAGCCAAAGCGGAAGCCGAGCGCATTGAACGCGAACGCATCGCCGCCGAGAATGCGCGGCTGAAAGCCGAGGCCGACGCCCGCGAGGCTGCCGCCAAATCAGAGCGCGCGGAAGCCGCCCGCAAGCTGGTCGCCGAGCAGGCCGCAGCAAGGGCAGAACGCGAAGCCGCAGCAAAGAAGCTGGCCGAGGAGCGGGCGGCGGCGGAATCTGCCGCCAAGGCGCAACGGGAAGCTGCTGCCGCCAAACTGGCAGAAGAGCGCGCTGCCGCTAAAGCTGCGGCTGATGCTGCCGCTGAAAAGGCCCGCAAGGAGCAGGCTAGATTGAAGGCCGTTGCCGACGAGGAGCGCCGGAAGCTGGCGCAGGCCGAGGCGGAGGCAAAGCGCCTGGTCGCCGAGCAGGCCGCAGCAAGGGCAGAACGCGAAGCCGCAGCAAAGAAGCTGGCCGAGGAGCGGGCGGCGGCGGAATCTGCCGCCAAGGCGCAACGGGAAGCTGAACTGGCAGAAGAGCGCGCTGCCGCTAAAGCTGCGGCTGATGCTGCCGCTGAAAAGGCCCGCAAGGAGCAGGCTAGATTGAAGGCCGTTGCCGACGAGGAGCGCCGGAAGCTGGCGCAGGCCGAGGCGGAGGCAAAGCGCCTGCGTGATGGGGAGGCCGAGCGCCAGGCCGCCGAAGCTGCCGCCAAAAAGAAGGCTGAGGCCGCGCCAGACAATGCGAAGGCGCAAGCTTATGCGGACGCGCTGCGCAGTTTGCCGCGCCCTGTGTTCCACAACAGTCACCACTTCTCGCTATTGAGCGCTAAGGTGGAGGCGCTGGCTAAATGGATCGAGTCTCAAATCTCAACCGGAGAATTGCTGTGAGCCAGGAACTTGTAAAGATGGACGGCACCGTCGTCCGCACCGCGCCCACGTCGCTTGAAATCCTTGACGCCGCCGTCCGTGGTGGTGTCACGTCCGAAAACGTCGCCGTGGTCAAGGAGATCATCGCCATGCGCCGCGAGGAGGTTGCGCTCGAAAGCAAGGCCAAGTTCAACCGCTCTTTTTTCGAGCTGCGGAAAGAAATCAGCACGATGAAGTTTTACGCCGACAAGGAGGCGCAAACCGATAGCGGTAAAGTCGCTTTTCGGTATTGTTCTGAGGCTGAAATAACATCGAAGCTTGACCCAGTTCTGTTCAAGCATGGATTCACGCTGATGTTCGGGCAGGAAACCGATGGGGACAAATCAACAGCGGTGGTTACATTGACGCATGAGGACGGTCATGACGAGACGCGCCGCTACTCTGTCCGGTCGGGCGGAACGAACCGTATGAAGGATGCCACGGCGGCGGACACGGGGGCCACCACAAGCGCGTGGCGACATCTGGTCATCAAGTGGTTTGGCCTAAAATCACGCACAAGCGAGACGGACGACGCCCGCAATTTGGGCGACATCGCAACGAAGATAACCAAGGAGCAGGCGGACGAGCTGGAACACCGCGTGGCGATGGCTAACGCGAACAAGGTGGCGTTCTTCGAGTTTGCCGGCGCAAACGTGAAGTCTTTTTCCGACATCGCGGCCATTGACTATCCCCGGTGCGACCGGATGCTTAAGCGGAAGGAAGGTGTCAAATGACCATCACCCTAACCATAGAGCGACCTTCGTGCACCATTGAATTGCAGGCGGGCACCATTGAATTGCAGGCGGATGTTGAATTTGAATATCACCGTGCGCATCGCGGAGAGCGGGATTCATGTGGTGGCGTGCGCGGGGCTGGTCCGGCATTGGAGCCAGACGAACCTGCGGAGTTAGAATTCATCCGCGCAACCGTTGACGGAAATGAGATAGAATTGCATGACGAAGAAATAGAACAAGCTGAAGAATTGGCTTGGGAACAAAAGGCTGACCAATGAAAGTTCACGCGCACTTCCAGCAAAAAACCGGCGGCGACGCAACCCAAGAATGGCTTGAAATCCGCGCCGGTAAAATCACCTCGAGCGAATTCTACCGCATCGTGGACAGCGAAGGCAATCTGCGCAAAGGCCAGATGCCGAAAACCTACCTCGCTGAAAAGCTGGCCGAGCGGTGGACAGGCCGCGCATCCGGCGGGTTCATCTCTATGGCCGTCAACAATGGCGTCATTGTGGAAGAAAAGGCATCCGCGTTCGCGTCACTCGAATACGGGCTTGACATCAAGCACGTTGGGTTTGTTGAGTCTGAAAAAGAGGAAGATGCAAATGGCGCGGGTTGCTCACCTGATGGATTGGTTGGATGGGCGGGGCCGTGGCTTGAAGATCGCGCAACCAGCGTGCTCCAAGGCGCAACCCCCCACTGGAGCGGCATTGAAATCAAGTGCCCCGAACTCAAGACTCACATTGGATACCTACTGGCTGGAAAGCTGCCGGATGACTACCGGGGCCAGGTTCAGGGGTCGATGTTGGTAACCGGCTGCGCGACATGGCACTTTCTGTCCTACCCGCTGGCCTGCTACCTCGACGCATTCCCGGCGTTCCATCTCGTTATTGAGCGCGATGAAAAGTATCACCTCAGTCTGGCGGAGTCGCTCGCCGAGTTCGCCGCTAAATACGAGGCCGCGTTCGCCCGCCTTGTGGAAATGAACGGCGCACCGCCTCCGCCCCGGCAACGCATGATGTTCAGTGCTGATTACAAACCCGGCATGTTCCGAGACGGAGACGTTACACCTTAATTTCAGGCACCTAAATCCAACCGCCCGGCGGGTTATTCCGCCGGGCATTAAAAATGAACTCAATCGAACTCCGAAAGAAATTCCCAAATGCACCCGAGAGCTTTATTCGGGCGAATGCAACTGATGCTTTTGGAATCCTGCCACAGCAGGCGAATGGAAAGCGCATACGCCAGAGCGAAAAGCCACTCATGAACAAGCTGGAGCAAGCGTGGTTCAGCCAATTGAGCATGTTCAGCTTTGAGGGTGAGCGGGTAAACGGACTCAGGGCGCAAGCCATCAAGTTTAAGATCGGCGGGAACGCCTTTTACAAACCGGACATGACTGGCTGGCGCGGCGGCCGACTGACCGCGTGGGAGTGTAAGGGGATGGCCGTAAAGAACATTGACCGGGGCAAGCTCGCCTTAAAGGTCGCGGCTCACCAATGGCCTGAGGTTGATTTCTGGCTGGTGTGGAAACAAGATGGTCAGTGGCAACAGCAAAGGATTTTACCTTAATTTCCCGCCGATGTGGCATGAAAAATATGACCTTAAAATCACCGTTCCCGTACTGGGGTGGAAAGCGTAAAGTAGCCGACGAAATTTGGAAGCGATTCGGGGCGGTGGCAAACTACGTCGAGCCGTTCTTTGGCTCAGGCGCGGTTCTGCTGGGCCGACCGGAGCCATTCAGCCTTGAAACTGTGAATGACGCCGACGGCCTGCTGGCGAACTTCTGGCGGGCATTGCGAGCGGACCCCGATGCTGTTTCTGGGTTCGCTGACTGGCCGGTGAATGAGAATGATTTGCACGCCCGCCACGCTTGGCTTGTCGGCGTCAAAGACTCACTGCAGGCGCGGCTAGAAGGTGACCCAGATTATTTTGACGCCAAAATTGCCGGTTGGTGGGTCTGGGGAATGGCCTGCTGGATTGGGTCTGGGTTTTGCAGTGGCAAGGGACCGTGGTCTGCCCAGGAGGTTGATGGGGCTCGGCAGCTCGTCCGCCTCGGCAGCAACGGTCAGGGAGTGAATCGGAAGCTCGTCCACCTCGGCAGCAACGGTCAGGGAGTGAATCGGCAGCGCGTCCACCTCGGCAACAAAGGTCAGGGAGTGAATCTGCAGCGCGGAGAGTTGATTGAATATTTTCAGCAGCTTGCCGACCGCCTGCGCGGCGTGCGCGTGTGCTGTGGTGATTGGTCCCGTGCGTGTGGCCCGAGCGTCACTTTTAACCACGGTATCACCGGGGTTTTTCTGGACCCGCCATATGCCGACACCGCCAATCGAAACAACAATCTTTACCGCTGTGAATCCAAAACGGTGGCCCACGATGTCCGCGAATGGGCGATTGAACAGGGTAAAAACAAGCTGATGCGGATTTGCCTGGCTGGCTATGATGGTGAACACCAGATGCCGGACAACTGGCTGGTGCACGTCTGGAACGCCGGGGAGGGCTACGGTGGTCAGGCGACCGAGCGAACAGGCAACGGGAAGCGGGAACGGCTTTGGTTTTCGCCGGCTTGTCTCAACCCAGAGCCGCAGCTTTTGTAATTCCGTTTGACTCCCGTAATGCTTATAGTATTGCTTACTCTGCTATGTACGCCAAAATATTCGCCTCCCTTTACCAAGGCACCCTGCGGGGTCGGCCCCATGAAATTCTTGTCTTTACCAACCTCCTGGCACATGCCGACGCCGCCGGATATGTGGATAAGCATTTTCGGGCCGTGGCGGAGGAAACCGGCTTAACAGAGGAGGAAGTTCGGGCCGCAATCCTCATTTTGGAAGCTCCAGACCCAGAAAGTAGATCACCGGAATGTGCTGGCGCTAGGCTGCTTAGGATGGATGAACACCGGGCATGGGGATGGAAGATCGTGAACCACGGGAAGTATCGCGCCATCAAAAATGAGGATGATCGCCGGGAGCAAAACAAGCTCGCTCAAGCCCGGTGGCGCGAGAAGAATAAGCCGAGCAGTAGTAAGCAGCCATCAGCTGGCGTAAGCAGTAGTAAGCAGCCGTCAGCTGGCGTAAGCGAGGTAAGCCCAAGCAGAGGCAGAGGCAGAGGCAGAGGCAGAGGCAGTAAGCAGATGCAACAAGCAGAAGCAGAGGGAAGCGCGCCCGCTCTTCCAACTCAAAAGCAACTCTGTCCCAAAGTGGAGCGAAAACTGCTTGGGGAGGACTGGCTGCAAAACGGGATGGCAACGGAATCAACCAGTCCCCTACCCTACGACGTAATCGCCGCCAAGGTGTGCTCGTTTTTTAACCGGCCAGCTGGCGCGCCGCTTTCCTACATCGAGCAAAGTGCGATCTCTGGAATTTCCCAGAGGGAAAGCGCGCTGTTCGAGTTGAAGGAAATCACCGCCTGGCGCGAGAAGGAAAAGGCGTTTTTTTACCAGTCAATGTCCAAGCTGCTCAGCAACTGGGATGAGGCGCTAGACAAGGCTCGAACATTTGAAGAAAGACAGAAACATGAAAACAATCGCTCAACTGCTCCCGACCGCAATGCAGGAACTTATAACGCCGGACCCCTGTCCGCAGCCGCTAAAGCCAAAGTTCGCTGAATGGCTGGGGTTCGACACCTGCGGCGATCCGGAGTTGGTCAAAATGGCCACGGCGGCCCAGCAATGGGCATCAGCATTCAAGGCCAAGGTGTCCCCGCGCTGGCTTTCGTTCATCGGCGTCAGTGGCACCGGAAAAACTCACATTTGCAAACGCCTCTGGCAATATGCCAAGGCCAATTCCGACTGGAGCCGGATTGATTATTTTCCCAAAATCATCTACTGGCCTGATTTTGTTCACAAACTTCGTTCTGGCTATGTGTTTGAAATGCGCCAAGAGATGAAGCGTTGGCCGGTGTTGTTTTTGGATGATATTGGGGCTGAGCGGGACGCCAGTGGATTTGCCGCAGAGGAGTTAAACACCCTGCTCGGCTGTCGGGTTGACCAATGGACTCTGATTTCCAGCAACAAGGACGCGGACGGACTCAAGGCGGTTGACGGTCGGATTTTCTCGCGTCTGATTCGCGATAAAAACATTTGTGTGGGTGTGAATACCCAAGACTTTTCGGAAAGAAATCTATGAGCCATTGGTATTGTAGAGTCTGCGACGACACGGTCAACATGCCACCGCCGGGTGCCCACGACGCGGCAAAGAATGCCTATTGTGTGGTCTGCCGGAATGACAGCGCTGACTGGAAGTCGGATGATGAGCCGGCCAAACCCACAAAACAGGCCAGCCGGGGCCGCGCCCTGCCTGCTGGCGAGGTTTTGAAGCGGTTGGCGGACATTCGGAGGGGGTTGAAATGAGGGGATTTTGATTTATGAGCAAAAATGAAGTAAATATCAACCATGAAAGATGAAATTTCACCACATGTAAGAAAAGAACCTTTCGGCCGGCCAACGGATTACAGGCCGGAGTTCTGCGAGCAGGTAATCGAGCTCGGTCGGCAGGGCAAATCTCGTGTCCAAATCGCCGCTGTTCTGGACGTTTGTCGAAAAACACTGATCGAATGGGAGAAGGAAAAGCCAGACTTTTGTGACAGTATGACGCGCGCTCGTGAGCTGGCGCAGGCGTGGTGGGAAGATCAGGGCCAGGATGGATTATGGGATTCAGATGCTCGGCGGCTGAATGCGGCGGCGTTCAGATTCCAGATGATCAACCGTTTCCCTCTGGACTGGCGCGACCGTGTCGAGCAAGTTGTGCAAAATCCCGACGGAACATCGATAGCACCGATTCAAATTGTTGTGAGGGGTGCGGAACTGCCAAAGGCGAAAGCATGAAAAGGCGCGTGTCAGTGGTGAAATACTATTGGTACCCAGACGCTTCAGTGTCAATACCAAATGCATCAAAGTGCACAAAACAGGGTGACTTTGTTTTATAAGGGAACGAATTGAATGCGCAAACATCAAACTAGTTTGAATTTTGAGCACTCCAGTTTATGAGCTTCGCGGTGGCAATGGGGAGCTTTTCACGAGCACCCAGCAGGAGGTGATGTGTTCAGGGCCCGCTGAAACCGGGAAGACGGTTGCCTCCATTTTAAAGCTGCACGCGATCTGTGAGGCGGTGCCGGGCTCGCAAATGGTGATGGCCAGGAAAACATTCTCATCTCTGGTCGGCTCGTGCGTGATGACTTACAAGCGCGTCGTGCAGCCGGAAATGCGCGGGATTGTGGCGTATGGCGGGGAGAAGCCCGAGCGTTTCATTTACCGGAACGGCTCGCAAATCTGGCTGGCTGGGTTGGATAATCCGGGCCGGGTTTTGTCGAGCGAGCGCGACGGGATTTACGTAAACCAGGCCGAGGAGCTCGTGATCGACGACTGGGAAACGCTGTTGACGCGCGTGACTGGTCGTGGCGCGGTGGTGGCCAATCCGCAGCTCTGGGGCGACTGCAACCCCGGCGGCTCGATGCATTGGATTCGCAAGCGGCAGAGCCTAAGAATGATTGTCACCACGCACCACGATAATCCATCACTCTACACGGAGTCAGGTGAACTGACCCCTCAGGGCGTCAAGTCGATGGCCGCACTGGATGCTCTAACAGGGGTTCGGAGACTGAGGCTCAAGGATGGGATTTGGGCCACCGCAGAGGGGGCAGTTTACGACATGTTCAACCCGCAGATTCACGTCGTTGAACGTGGCGAGCGTGAAATGAAAAGGTGGTTTTTGGCAATGGACATCGGGTACGACAACCCGGCGGTGATCCTGCTCATAGGCGAGGATGGAGATGGCCGGCACCACTGCTTCAAAGAATTCTACCAGCGGGGCGTACTTCCGACTGACTTGATCACCAAGGCCGAGGAGTGGTTTTCTGAATACCATTGCGAATTTGCGGCAGTGGATGAGGCGGCGGCCGGCATGATTGCTGACATGCGAA